TTCGGACTGTTGTCGAGGTTCGAGTAGAGCACGTCGTCGGCATACGCTGACATCATTGCCAGCAGCGCCGACTTGATCCCGTGGGGACCGTACTCTTCGTGGATCAGCTTCCTGAGTTCCTTGCTCATCGTGCGTCCATCCTTTCGAGGAGCCCGTCCACGATGCCGTAGACCGCGCCCTTGAGCCTCTTCTCGAGGTGCTTGGGCTGGCAGTCGCCGAGTATCGCGGGGAACTCGATCCCGTCGATCCGGATCTCGTCGTAGGGCGGCTCGCTGCCTCGTCTCCAAGTGAGCTCGGTGCGCGGCAACCGCCTGACGTAGATCGGTCCTATCTTGATCGTGCCTTCCATCTCATACTCCTGTCGATCCGTGGCCGTTGTCGCCTCGCGGTTCGTTATCGTCGCCGGAGACGGGCACCACGGAGGTGAACGGGGCCACGACAAGCTGGGCGATCCGGGCACCGTGCTCCACCGCATAGGGGAGATGCCCGTGGTTGATGAGGGTGACGCGGATCTCGCCTCTGTAGCCGGGGTCGATGGTGCCCGGGGCTCCGAGGACGGTCACTCCGTCGCGAGCGGTCATGCCCGATCGGGAGCGCACCTGCCCCTCGTAGCCGTCCGGCAGATCGACGGCGATGCCTGTGGTGACGGTCCTGAACCTGCCGGGCTCGATCACGTATGAGCCTAGCGCGTAGAGGTCGAGTCCGACATCGCGGGGATGCGCTCTGGTGGGCAGGCGGGCTCCTTGGCAGGTAGGCCTGAACGTGACTCTCACTTCGTGCCTCCCCGATAGACGCGGGTCACGGGCTCGTCCTGACGGAAGCTGCGTTCCTCGAGCTCGCGTTCCTCGGCGGGCGTCGCGAGTCGCGTCACCGGCTCGTCGCCGAAAGCAGCGGGGTTGGCGCGAGCCTCTCCGTTGAGCGCGGCCTCGTAGCCCTGACGGTACGCCCGCTTGAGCAGCCCCTCGCGGTATCCGGCGTCGTAGTGCTTCTGGATATCGTCTGTCATTTGCTTGTCTCCTTTCTCGGGTGGACGACCACGACGAAGCGATCTTCCTCTTGGAAGTAGGCGATCGCGGCCTTCTCGTCCTCGGTGGTGTGCGAAACCTCGAGGAACTTCAATGTTTCTTGCAGCTCAAGCGCTTTCAGGACTGCATCATTGCAGGCATCGAACTCACGTTCCTCTAGGCCCCGACGGAGCTGGTTCGCCCACGAAGAGACTGTGCCCGACGGGTCCAGAAACGCGAGGTGGTTGAGGTCCACGAGGATTTTCTGGTACGCCTCGTATAGGTTCTGGCCCCAGCGTCTGAGCGAGCGCGTGATCCGGTGCTGCATCATGGAGCACAGATGGTACGTGTCGATCCTGTATTCGTGGGTCGTCATCGCTCGGTGTACTCCGTCTCTCGAGGGTCCTCGAAGAAATCGTGGAGCCACGCAACGGCTCCTATGACTGCGAGGACGCTCAGCAGCAAGTTCAGCGGTCTCATTCGGGCCTCCTGTCCCACCGGCACCTGACGGGCTGTCCGGAGTCGTCGAGCTCTTCGACCCAGCCCATGAGGGAGGTCGGGTTCTCGCGGAGGAACTTCCTTCGTGCGGACGGGAGATCGGCGGCCTCGATGTACACGAAGTCGTCCTCCTCCCGGTTGTAGGTGATGTTCCTGTTGACTCGGAATCTCGGCACTTTACACCTCCACTTCGTCGAGCGGCGGGAAGGGCACGGCTCCGGGCGTGGGTCCGGCAGGTCCGAGCGGCCCGACGGGATCGGGATGGCCGCCGTACCACTCGCGGGTCGAGGTGATCGTGGGCTCGCTCGTCTCGGTGGCGGACGGGCGGATCGTGTGGGCGGTCGTCGAAGAGACGGCGATGCCCTCGCACTCGCGGTTGTCGCAGATTATGCGGGGCTGCACGTAGTTCGGCTCCGGCTGCGTGGCGGGTACCCTAGGCTCGCTGGGAGAGTCCCACGAGATGCCGTAGGGCTCCGCGAACCGCCTGTAGTAGTCGAGCTCTTCCTCCTTATCCTCGAGCTTGTCCTCGTACTCGTTGAGCTTCTTGATGTAGGCCTCGTTGAACTTGTTGGAGTTCGAGAGCTCCTTCACCAAGCGGTTGTGCTCCTGCTCGAGGTATAGGACGCGAGCTCGTGCCTTCTTGTGACGCTCGTGGAGGTTGCGCCACTCGTCGGAGCGGGCCTCGTTGGCGTCCGCGTGGTTCTCGAGCTGCTCGAGCTTCTCGCGGAGCTTCCCGTTCTTCTTGACGACATCTCCGTAGAGCGCGGACGAGCGGTCGAGCTGGGCACGGAGGCGCTTCTCGCACTCGTGGCCGTCGGAGAACTGTGTGGTCACTGACGCGAGCTCCTGTTCGAGGCGCTTGTTGTGGGCCTCGGCGGATGCGTGGAGCTTCTTGTACTCGTCGAGCCGGTCCACGAAGTACTGCTTGTCCTTCTTGGTTGACGCGAGCACCCGTTCGAGGTCGCGGATCGACCCTGCCTGCGCGGAGTTCCAACGCTCGAGCTTGTCGCGATGCTCGGTGGCGGCGGTACGTTCCTTGCGGCAGTCCTCGACGCTTCGTCTGAGCTCGATGCACTCTTCCAAGAGGGCGTCACGCTCGCTGCAAAGGTCCTGATAGAGGCGCTCGAGGTCACGGAAAGCCTCCTCTCTGTTGGGGATCATATCGGTCATCGGGTGTCTCCTTTCTCAAGAGGTCGGACGGTCGTCGCGGATCTCTCTGGTTCGGTGGTTGGTCGGCACGAAGTTCAGGTACGTGACGAGGGCATGGCCTTGCTTTCGCTCGGACAAGAGGGCGTCGAGCCGTTCCACGAAATCGCCGGTGCAGGTGCAGCCATTCGTGTAGACGCGGTGCATGATCTGCGTGGTCCTAAGCGTGGGATGTGGCTTCACGATGGTCACGAATGCCGCCACGATTACGTCAGAGTCCCACGCATAGGATACGGTCACGTTTACCAGCTCCTTCCGATGGTAAAGAGCACGAAACTGTTGGTTGCTCGTGCCCCGATTACAACGCGCTTGAAGTACACGTTGATGCCCCCGCCCACGCTATGGTCGAGGTCGTCCTTGTGGGTCGCGAACTTGGCCTCCGGAACCACGGTGCCGAACAGCGCGACGCGGCCCTGCTTGGTGCCGAAGTCGAACGACGGCCTCACGGCCCGCTCTTCGCCGAACAGTCCCACGACGCCCACGCCCGCGAGGAATGACCCTTCGAACTCGTGGTTGTAGAATGCTCCGACGACCGAACTGTTGTCGTCCGTGGAAGGCCCCACGCCGAAGGTGAGGGTCTGCGAGAATGCCGGAACCCCGAGCAGGGCGGCGGCGATTGCGATTGTCTTGAACATTGTTACTGTACTCCTTCGATAGTAGGTCTGGGTTCCGTGGAACGCGGCATCAGGTCGCGTATGCCACGGATGGAGAGGATCGTTACGTAGGGCGATCCGTAGAGGAAGCCGACAGTCATGTGCGGCAACGGGATATGGTGGCGGTAGTCCACGCAGACGACGATCAGGGTCACAAGGCAGAACCACGCCCAGCCGGTGTGCAGGAGGAACCGGATCATCTCGAGCCCCTCAAGAGCAGAATCACGGAGACGTACATGCCGAAGCTGAACACCGCGCCCTGCACGAGGTGCGGACCTAGGACGGCATCATATGCCTCTCCGTAGACCGCAATCGAGGTGACGACGGCAACCACGAGCCAGCAGGCCACCACCATCGAACGGAAGTAGAAGTCCAGGAACGTCATAGCACGGATCCTATAGCCGCTCCTAGGACCATCGCACCCTTTACGATGGCTACGTAGAGGGAGACTGCCCCAACGAACACGATGAGCACGACCGTGATTACGGCAAGGAACGTCAGGCCCTCCACAAGCACACGGTACATCTCGGCCCAGATCAGCTTGAGTACGTAGCCGAGGCCCGCGAGTACGTTCGTCAGGATCGTCATAGGTCACCTCGGACGAAGCAGGCTTCCACGATCACGTTGTCGTTGTCGTCGTCGATGTCCACGACGTCGCGGGCCACGCGGATCGCCTCGTCGATCGAGGTCGGGTCCTGCATGTAGACCAGCCCCTCGATGGGCTTGCTCAGATGCCGCCACTCGACGCGCCAGTACGGAGGCTTCACTGCACGATCTCCGGCTTCTCGTCGGTGGGCTCAGGGGCCTCGGGCGCGGCGGCGGGCTTCGGGAACAGCACGTCCTCATCGACGCGCTTGCTCTTGGGCAGCCCGCTGTTGATGGCCTTCGCGAAGATGTTGAGCTTCTCGGAGACCTGTAGCAGTCCGTGGATGCACGTATGCAGCAGGCCGAGCCGCTGATCGTGCTTGCTGACCACGTTCTCGAGCATCACTACTCGAGCCTCGAGGTTGTCGATGCGGGCATCGCGACCGGCTCTCGGCAGCGTGTCCTCGTTCGGGTGCGGGTTTTCGTTAGCCATCAGACGGCTACCTCCTCTGTTTCGCGGGTGTTGGCCTCGTCGTAGGCCTTGTCGAACACGTCGTCGGAGACGGGCTCGGAGGGCTCGCTATCCTCGTCGTCAAGGAGAGGATCGGGGCTCAGGAAACGCCCGTGGAAGCGAGCCTCGAAGTAGGCGTTGAGGGCGAGCTCGGGGCCGAGGACGTCGTGCTTGGAGACGTATGCGCGGACCTTCTCGTAGAGGACGAACGCCCCGGAGTAGTCGCGCACCCTCGGGGACGTGCGCTGCTTGAGGCGGGCGGCGATCTTCAGGAGCTTCGCCGACTGCTCGGGGGTGTCGTACTTCGCGAGGTTCAGGATGTCCTTGTGGACGTTCGCGAAGAAGGTCCAGGGGGCCTGCGTGGCGCGCAAAACCTCTTCGTCGATGTCCCAGATCGTGGTCAGGAAGAGGCAGCAGAGGCCGCGCTGGATCGAGTTCGCTCGTGCCTTGCGGTAGAGCTTGAGCGACTCTTCTACGGTGTCCTCAGTGGGCGTGAAGTAGTCGCAAATCTCGTGGGTTGTCATTGCTTGGTGGGTTCCTTTCTCTCGAGGATGGTTAGGAGAACGGCACGTCCTATGACGAGGACGAACGCGCTCATCAGGATAAGTTCAGGCATCAGGGGATCTCCTTTCACTGGCGGGTTCAGAGCGGGGTTCGGGTTCAGGCCGGACCGGAATCTCATGCCTAAAGGATAGCAAATTTTCGGGGCCGGTGTCAAGCGTGAAAACGTAATCTTTGAAAATGTTTTATCCCGGATTGCAAGTGCTTGATTCTAGGGCAGATATCCGTCAGCCGCTCCGGTAAAGGCGGGTAGCAGGCGGGCAAAATGAGAGGCGGCTCCGTGCAAGGGAACCGCCTCAAGAGGTACATGAAGGCTTGTCTGGATGGATTCCTGTTGTTCGGCACCAGTCTAGCAAGCGCCCGAGATCGGCGGCAGTTCGTGTTAGGTCGAGTCCCGCCCTCTGTGCCGGAAGTCCTCTGGAATCAGCAACTTACAAGAAATTTTCGGCGGGGTGTAACCTATGAGCCAGCACGCTCGTCTCTTATGTGTCACAATGTCGGGGTCGGGCAACGGCTCTGCGGAAAGGAAGGCGAAAATGACAAGGCACAACGAACTCAAGCCCGGGACCCAGACGCGGTACCCGATCGTCTTGAGGGTGTGCATCAGCGAGGACATGGCCGACGAGCTGGCCGCGCTGGTGCATCAGGAAGAACTGACGGAGAGCGCCGTCGCACGAAGGCTTATGCGATCTGCGCTCAACCAGCTCGCGGAAGCGGCGTAACGTCGCAGGAAGAGGTACACGAAATGCAGACAGCACAACTTGACGAGACGAAAGCCGTGCGCTCGCTCTACGAGGCGTCGGGCGGCAAGGTGGCTCCCACGAGGGGCTACAGGAAGGGGCACAGGCTCTACAGCGACGACCCCGAGGTGCAGAAGGCCAAGAAGCACAAGGCCCTCAAGTTCAACTGGACGGGCAACGCGGATGCACTGGTCCTCCAGTACCAGAAGGGCCACGCAGTAGCGACGAACCCACGGAACCTCGGAGCGCTCGTGGTCGATGTGGACCACGGAAGCCACAAGGCCGTGATCGAGGCGTTCGGCAGGCCGTTCGCCATGTACAGGACGTCCCGCGATGAGGGCGTCCACCTCTGGTACAAGGCCCCCAATCAGGTGGTCGGCAACAAGGAGTACTCGGTCAGGAGCGAGGAACACGGCTATGCGAGCGGCGACATACGCTGCGACAGCGGCCACGTCCTCATCCACGACGTACTGAAGGTGGCCCGCAACCTCCACAGGATGGACGACGCCGAGCCGTTCGACCCGTCCCTGATCCGCAAGGTGAAGGTGCCCCAGAAGTGGACCGAGGGCTCGAGGAACAACACCCTCTACAGGCACCTCTCGAGATCCTATAGGACGAACGACACGGAACTCCGCGAATGGGCCGTGGAATCCGCGCTCCTGAGCGGCCTCACGCAGCAGGAGATCGCCGCATCCGACGAGTCCGCCCGCAAGAGCGAGGGAACGGGCTCCAAGAAAGGCGTCATCAAGGTCTATGACCGGAAGGACGAACTCGTGCTGGCCGACGCCTTCAAGCAGCTCGGCATCGAGTACATGCACGACACGAGGGCCGACATGGTTCTCTACAGGGGCCTCGAGAAGTACTATCCGCACCTGAGGAACAGGCACGAGTACGAGGACCGCGCAGCCGACGACTACGGGGAGGTCTCGAGCTGGACTCCCCTGACTCCGGGGATGGAAGGCAAGGTGAAGGGCCTTCTCTCGAGGCACTTCCAGATCCGTTACGGGGACGGCAAGGAGCCCATCGACCTCAAGTACTCCAAGTACGACTACGAGGACTTCCACAACAGCATGACCGAGGCCGCGCAAGGAGACATGTTCCTCCGCTGGCTCGACGACCTGCCGGACTGGAACGACGAGTACGAGGCCGAGTACGGCAACCTCGGGGTCTCGCTCCTGCACGAGATGTACGGAGTGGAGCAGACCTTGAGCACCATTGCCTTCAAGAAGCTGTTCGGCGCAGCGGTGGCCCGAGCCTACGTGCCCGGAATCGCCAGCGACGAGGCAGTGATCCTCAAGGGCAAGAAGGGCTACAGAAAGACCCGCTTCTTCGAGTACGGGCTGCCTAAGGCGGGCGACTGGGTCCATCTCGGGATGAAGCTGAATCAGGAGACCTACGACGAGGCGGCGGAGACGGGCGGCATGGTATGGACCGTGTTCGACGAGCTCAAGGGCCGTGCGTCCGAGATCACCCACCAGCTCGACATGCTCGCGAAGGGCTCGCTGAGGACGAGGAAGCGGTTCTTCAAGTACGCCAAGACGATCCACCGCCAGTACGTGTTCGCGGGCACGACGAACGACGACAACTGCGTGGCCAACCATGACGCCATGACCCGCCGCCTCGTGATCTGCGAATGCACGAAGCAGGGTTCTCCGAGGGAGCACCTGCTGGATCGCAGGAGAGTCGCCAACACGGACTATCCCTCGCTGAGGTCCGCGCTATGGAAGAAGGCCCAATGGGACTACCTCACGCTGGATCGGAAGGCCCACGAGCTGACCGCCAAGGAGCAGAAGCACTTCATCTCGGTGGCCGCCGAGAACCTCGACGTCGATCCGGCGCTGAGGGACCGGCTCACCGATATCGTCGAGCACTTCAAGAGGGGCCGCAACCGCGAGTTCCACACCGAGAACTGGATCGACGTCTCGGGCGGCGGCACCCTGCAAGTGGAGTGCGATCCCTATGAGAGCGGACTGTCCCTCGAGTTCCTGGCCGTTCGGCTGGGGATCGCGAAGGACGAGACGGAGAGGATCAAGCCGCACGACATCACCACGATCAGGAGGCTGGCCGAGGTGCTGGGGTGGACCGTGAAGCGGGGCCGCTATGCGTTCAGGCGCGGCAGCACGAAGATGAAGCGCCAGCGAACGAGGTACTTCATGCCCACGGAATAGCCCGCTTTTAGCGTGGGCATCCGGCCACGAGCGGCCTCGCTTCATGGTGGGGCCGCTTTTTCGGGGAGGATTTTCGGAGATGGAGAGAGGCTGTTCAGCAGGGCGGCTGAACCGTTCAGCAAGCTGTTCAGCAGAAAGCCTTTATGAACAAAGGGTGTTCAGTATGTTCAGCAGTTCTGCAACTCTCATAGGAGAAGTGCGGTGTGTACGGTGTACGGTGTACGTTTTCATACACTGTACACTGTACACTGCGTGTTTTCCCTATACGTGTAGGAATTATGCTGAACATACTGAACACCCTTATTTTACAAGGACTTATTGCTGAACAGATTGCTGAACAGATGCTGAACACTACTGAACAGGGCCGCCCGCGCGAGGATGCGCCCAGAGCGGCCTCCGGGCGGCCAGAGCGGTTAGGGTACGGGTACGGGGAAGGATCGCGCAGGAGGCCCGCTCCCGTTCGATCCAGAGGGGTTTGCGGGCGGCTATGGGGGAGCTCCCGCTGACGGGAACTGTATTGAGAGGAGAATGCGATGCGAGAATTGAGGGGATTGGAGCTTGGCTACCAGACGTTCGAGTTGGGAGGTGATGTGGCTATCGTGGGTTGCAGGCTCAAGGCGTGCGATTTCGGTGGTGCGAGGATCGTCGGGATATATGGGAGCACGTTGGACGAGTGCATGATGGAGGAGTGCGATATGAGAGGGTGCATGGTGAGAGGGTCGAGGCTGTATACGTGCGTGTTGCCGAGAGTGTGGTGCGAGGGCATGAAGATGAGCGATTCGAAGGTGTTGGGGTGCAGGATGAGTGAGGGTATGATGAGGATGCTGGAAGAGAGTGGAACAATGAGCGTATGTAATGTAGTGCATGGGCAGCAGAGGGGAATCGTGGAGGGCATTCCGCAGGAGGCCATTGCGTGGGGTTGAATGACCCTCCAAGGTTTCCCTACGCCACGAAGCTCTATAGGACCCACGATGCCAGGCAAATATTATCGTGTATGTAGCCACGAAGGGTGTACGAGGCCGCACTACGCCAAGAACCTCTGTGCCCTCCATTACAAGCGGCTACATCGTGGGGACTCTATCCACGATACGGTAGAGCTCCGTAAGTTCTATCTGCCGCGACCCCTCCTGGCCGCGTTGGACCGGGTCGCCGCGAGGACTAAGGCCACGAGGAACAGGATTATCCGTGGGTTGATCGCCGACTATCTCGAGAGAGAAGGCGAATCCGTGGAGCTCTGACCCACGAGTACTATAGCGGCCCACGAGTACTATAGAGACCACGAAACCACGAATACCACGATACCCACGAGTATACGTGACCCACGAAGATAGTCGGACCACGAAGAGAAGGGGGGAGGGGGCATAAGGCGTATATCGTGTAGAGTGACTTCTGACACAAGCGTATGCACATAACCTCCAGCGATCCACTATTCGTGGACCCCTACTACTCGTGGGTCCCATCTCGCTCGCTACGCTCGCTCCTTCATCCAATATACTCGTGGGTCCCATACCACGAAGATACCCCAGCCTGAAGATACTCCGATCCCCTCGCACTAGTTGGGACGAAGATACCCCGGTTTACCCGACCACCCGCCGGAATCAGGGGTTCCCTAGAATGTCAAGGGCACGGTGTCCCTTTCTCCATCGTGCAGCAGCGTCGAGCGTGGCCAAATTGATCCCATCCCTGGCCCTTGCTTGGGGGCCGCCCGGCTTCGGCTCCGCTGCGCCCGTCACGGAGGGGGCTCTTCACTCCTTCCGGTCCCCTCCGTGGCCTCGCTCGCTTCGCTCGCTCCATTCCTCGAACGAAGCGGCCTCTATGGACGGGTGTTCCAAAGAAGATGGCGCGTTCTGTAGTTTTCGGCTTGACGATTGCAGCGTCGATGCAGGTAGACCACTCCTGCCCCGTCCATCCCATCCCCCACAGTCACACGGGGGCTAGGAGAGCCTGAGTGGTTCGGTTCAAGGCTCGGGCTCTCCGCTCTTTCGCAGCCGCATTCGCTATAATCCGTTCGTGAACCGCGACGACGTCATCGCAGGGCTGGCCCACGAGCACTCGCTCTCCACGGAAACGGTCGAAGGGATCCTGGCCGACCTCAAGCGGACCCGGCCCCCTCCGTACCTCAAGAAGCAGCTCGTCGCCGCGATCCTCGCCTACCAGAAGGCCAACGCGAAGGTCGTGCCCATCGACACCGTCCTCACCAAGAGCGGCGAGCCCGACCGTCGCTACGGCCCGCGCTCCCCCTCCCAGCCCACCAAGACCCGGAAGCGCTCGCGGAAGAACCGCTACCTCGTGCCGCCCGAATACTTCTCGCCCCAGATGGCCGCGATCTACGTCGAGAAAGCCGAAGCCCTCGAGGCACGGAACGCCCTCACCTCCGAGTCCTACCACCAAGTCATCCGCTACGCCATGACCTGGGCCATGTACGAGGACATGACCCGCGCCTACGCCCAGGGCGACGAGATCGACCCCGAGCTCTACGGCAAGCTCTCCGTCCGCCTCGATGCCCTCGACAAGGCGATGGAAGGCGACGCGAAGTCCGCCCGCACCGGCGTCCAGGTCGTCAGATCCCGCTCGGACGCGGAGGCGGACGCCCTCTTCGGCTAGCGGCGGCCCACGAAACCCCATGCCCACGCTAGAACCGGCCCCCACGAAGCGCGGAATCCAGCGCGGCCACAGGGAAATTTCGCGCGTTCGAAAGGGCCAAGCCCCACCCCCCGCTGTCTTGCGCGGGCACGAGGTGTCGCATGCTTGAGCGCTACGAGAACCCGGAGTGGTATCCGGACCCGACGGGCCGCGCCCAACGCAACATCGACTGGCTCGAGCGCGTGATCTGGCTCCGTCGCGGGCTCCGCGGAGAAGGTCTATTGGAGCTCGCGCCGTGGCAGAAGTCCGTCATCCGCATGGTGTACGGGCCGCACGACTCCAGGGGCCGCCGCGAGGTCCAGCGCTGTCACCTCTGGATGCCGAGAGGGTGCGGCAAGACGGCGTTCACGTCCGCGCTCGCGCTGCTGCATTTCGTGGGGCCCGAAAGGACGAAGGGGGGCGAGATCTACTTGGGGGCGAAGGACTCGGACCAGTCGGACATCGCGTTCCAGAACATCCGCTCCACCGTGAAGCACTGGCCCGCGCTCGACCGGCGGCTCGTCTACGACAAGCGCTCGCGGCTCTACGTCTACGAGAAGTTCGACGCCATCCTCAAGGCCCTGACCGGGGAATCGGGCAAGTACGAGGGGCTCGCGGCCTCGTTCAACCTCATAGACGAGGCGCACGTCTGGACCACGCCCTCGGACCGCGACCGGTACAACGCGCTCGTCAATTCGGAGGTGAAGGTCGCCGAGCCGATGACGTACATCACCTCCACCGCCGGGGAAGGGGAAGGAGGGCTGCCGTTCGAGCTGTGGGAAGAGGCGCTCGCGGCGTATGAGCGGCCCGAGGAGTTCCCGGCCACGGTGTCGGTGATGCTCTCGGTGCCGGACTACGAGCCGTGGGACGACATCTCTTCCGTGGAGAAGTACCATCCGGGCTGGAACTTCGACATGGTGAACCGCAAGAAGGTTACGGATTCGCTCGCGAAGGCCAAGCTCAACAACGCGAACGAGCGGGCATACCGTCGCTTCTACCTGAATCAGTGGCAGACCGGGGTTTCGCACGATACGTGGCTCGATATGGACATATACGACGCCTCCGCGAACCCCCGGCTCACCCTCGAGGAATGCCGCGAGTCCAATCTGGAGGGCTTCATAGGCGTCGATCTCGGGGCGACGGACGACCTCTCTGCCGTCGTCGCGATCTTCCGCGATCCGCTCTCCGTGGGCGCGGGATTCGTCTATCACGTGTTCCCCAAGCACTTCGCGCCCCGCAAATTAGTGGATTCGAAGGGCGATCTCCACAGGACGGACTATCATGCCGCAGTCCGCGACGGGGAGCTCGTGGTCGGGGGCGCACGAGTGATGGAGTATTCGACGATCACCGAGTACATCGTCTCGCTCATTTCCACGATGAACGTGCGCCAGATCTTCCTCGATTCCTACAAGTCGGCGTTCCTCGAGTCCGAGCTCCGCCAGACGGGGGTGCTGGTCGCCACGCTCGGGCAGGGGCCGAAGGAGCAGGCCGGGCCGACCCGCGACACGAAGAACGCGATCCTGCAAGGCAAGTTCAGGCACTCGAACTCGCGGCTCCTCCGGCAGAACTTCGCGAACGCGGCCACGGATTCGGACGTCAACGGGAACGAGCGGCTCGTCAAGTCGCGGTCCGTCGGCAAGGTGGACGGCGCTCAGGCCGCAATCTTCGCGATGGCCGGGGCCGCGAACATCGACGGGTCATACGTGAACGTCAACCAGATACTGGATGCGTTCATCGAGGCTTCGGACGAAGCGGAATCGGAGCTCCGCGAAGAGGCTCTGGTATACTAGTATGCGGGGAATTGCATGAATTTCCTCTCGAAGCTCGTCGGGTACTTCCGCGGACCGGCTTCCGCGCTGAATCCGTCCGATTTCGCGAACAGCGGCCTCACGATAAACGTGGCCGACATGGATACGCAGCCGCTCCGTCCCGAGGGGGGAACGGTGACGCCGGTGACGGCAGCTAGCGTTAGGACGGTTCCCGCCGCTCATGCATGCGTCTCCATCCTCTCGGAGACTCTCGCCAGGCTTCCGTGGCTGGTCGTGGACAAGGCCCAGCCCACCGTCGAGAGGCCTATGCGCTTCGTGAACGGGCTTCTCGAGGACCCGGCCCGCGACGTGGACGGGTTCACCTTCTGGAACGGGGTGCTCCGCGATCTCTTCGTGGACGGCAACTCGTATGTCGCCATCGTCCGTGTGGGCGGGACCCCGAGGGAGCTGATCCACGGAACGCTCTCCGAAATGCGGAGGGAGGCGGGCGAGTGGAGGTACAGGCTCGACGTGCCCCACGCGACCACGAGCGGAACCGTGACCACGAACCTGCTCGATTCCTCGGACGTCATCCATCTCCGCTGGTCGCAGTACAACCCGAGGACCGGGCGCTCCGAGTCGCCCATCCGCGCCGCCGCCCGGACTTCGCTGGGGCTCCACGAGTCGATCAACCGCTACCAGAAGGGGATCCTCGATAAGGGCGTCCACTCCAATATGGTGATCGGCGGGGACACGGCTCTCATCGCGCAGCTCGGGGCCACGGAATACGCCAAATTGAACAAGGCGGTCCAGAAGGCGCAGGGTCTGAACGAGGCGGGCAAGCCTTTCGTGCTCCCGGCTGGGTTCACGGCCCGCGAAATCGGGTTCTCCTCGGTCGATCTCCAGCTCCTCGAGGTGGCGAAGTTCACCGTGGAGGACATCGCACGAGTGTACGGCGTTCCTCTCTTCCTCCTACAGGTGAATCAGGGGAAGGCCACCGAACCCCAGGGATCGAACTTGCAGGAGCAGTTCACCGCGTTCCAGAGGACCTCGCTCTCCAATCACGTTGCACGGATCACCTCCGAACTCACGAGGAAGCTCCTGAGCACGGAGCAGCGTCGCAGCCTGCGCATCCATATCCCGACCGAGCGTGTTAGCATGGGTACGATGGAGGACGTGGTAGGCATCGTGGACATCGCCGTGCAGAAGGGCGCGTTCCTAACCGTCAACGAGGGCCGCCATCTGTTCGGGTATCCTCCGATCTCCGGGGGCGACGAGCTGAGGCAGCCCACGGGGGCACCGGCACAGGAGACTTCCGATGAAACTGTCTAATTCGATCACGAAGCTGCACGAGCTCGAAAACGAGTTCCGACAGGAGTTCGAGGCCGTCGCCGAGGGTCAGGAGGGCACGTTCGAGGCGCAGGCCGACGAAAGAAGGCTCTCGCTCTCGGGCTATGTCGGCGACCAGATGGTGGAGCGCGTGGAGAATGCGCTCGAAGAGATGGGGAGCGGGCCTATCGAGGTGCGGATCAATTCGGACGGCGGCTCCGTGTTCGCGGGGTGGTCGATCTACAACGCGCTGAGGGAGCACGATGGCGAGGTTACTTCTGTTGCTAACGCTATGGCTGCTTCTGCTGCTTCGATTATTTTCCTCGCTGGGGACGTGAGGCAGGTATCGAGGGGCGGGCGCGTCATGGTGCATCGGGCACGGATCGGACTGATGGCCTTCGTGACCGGGCCGAAGCTGCGCGAGATGTCGAACCAGCTTGCGGGAATCCTCGAATCAATCGACAACGAAATCATCGACCTCGTGGCCGAGCGTTCCTCGCTTAGCCGCTCCGACGCGGAGAACGCGGTCGATTCCGAGACCTACTACACGGGGGCGCAGGCTGTGAAGAACGGCATCGCTACCCGAGCTCAGAAGGGCTCGAAACCTGACAGACGACGTGAGAAGCCTGACAATGAGTCACCCACGGCGGACACCGGAGCTGACGTGCAAGCGGAAGCAGCGGAGCCCGTCCCTACTCGCGGGGAGGACGGCGACGAGATCGTTGACCTCTCGAACGAGGAAATCCAAGAGTTCATGGCTGCCGCTCGATTCCGGCAGCAGGTTTGGAGGCACCATGCCCGATAATTTCGAACAGAGAGTAGTGGAGGCGCGTCCTCAGTACGAGGATATGCCTCTGGACAAGCTGCTCCACGAGATCGACGCCCTCGACACCCAGGTGTCCAAGGTGTTCGACGAAGCCGGGGAGGGGATCGACCTGAACAAGGTCACGTCCCTCGAAGGCAACACCACGGAGAAGGCCCACGAGTTCAGCGCCCTCCACGCACGGCAGACGGCCTCGAAGCAGGTCTACGCCGAGAAGCGCGAGGTCGAGGCCGCCCGGCAGCGCGTGGCCGCGTTCGACGCGAACGGCCCGATCACGCAGGAGGAGGTCTCGAAGTGGCGGCAGTCCCGCGTTCCTCGCGGCTTCACCGACATCCTCGGGACCCACGATCACTTCGGCGACAACGGATTCGACATGCGTCGGATGGCGACCGGCCAGCGCTACGACTACCCCGAGGCGACTGTCCACGACTTCCTGAACGTGATGACGACCGGCTCCGGGGCCACCGACGACGGCTGGCCTCCGTTCAGCCCGCGTTCCGGGAGGCCGATCGAGCTGGTCGTGGAGCGGGAACTCGGGGTGCTCGACTTCCTGCCCTCCCTCACCATCGAGTACGAGAACCACATCTTCATGCGGGAGACCTCTCGTGTGCAGCGTGGTGCCCAGCGTGTCGCCGAGGACGGCGTGTACGGCGAGGCCGCGCTCGATTCCGAGGAAGTGACCGTCACCCCGCAGGAGATCGGCGCTTTCATCGAGGTATCCGGCAAGCAGCTTGACGACGTCGCTGCCGTGAACCAGTACGTCAACTCGCGGCTCTCCTACTTCGTGCGGCGGCAGCTCGAGGACGACATCCTCACGAGTTCCTCGAACATCGTGGGCTTCGAGAACACCACGGGGCTCGCGGGCACCGTGACCCAGGGCTCCGACGCGACCACCAAGGAGAACGGGAACATCCCGGCGCTCCTGAAGGCGATGGAGCGCGTCCGCAGCGTCGGCGAAGTGGTGCCCGACGGCATCATCATCCGCCCGGACAACTGGTACTCGGCGATCAACGAGACCGGCGACTCCGGTGCGTGGGCGTTCGGCCAGCCGAGCCAGTCGATCCCGTTCAGGTTCTACGGCCTGCCGGTGATCCAGTCCACGGGGCTGACGGCGAACAACGCAATCGTCGGTGCCTTCCGTCCGAACTGCGCCCTCGTCAACCGGGCCGGGGTGTCCGTGCAGATGACGGACTCCCACGCCTCGAACTTCACGCGGCGTCGGTATGCGTTCCGTGCGTGGGTCCGCGCGACCCTCGCGGTCTACCAGCCCAAGGCGTTCGTGAAGCTCGTCGATCTGGCGACCGCGATCAACCCCGGGACCTCGAGCTAAGCGCTCGCCCAACTAGGGGGTCTCCCTGATCGAGGCCCCCTCTTCCAAGGAGGCGCTCATGCCCGCGAAACCCGCAAACGCCGATCTCGTCGAGAAGCTCGTGGTGTCCCGTCTCGGGAACATCAGGGCCTCGGACTGGACGCCCTCGCTCGTGCAGACCGTCAAGGAATGCGCGGAGAAGGCTGCCGCCGCGTTCGGCAAGTAACCGAGAGGGGTCGCCCTGATCGCGGCCCCTTCCCTCGTGCCCAGAGATGCTCGCAGAAACCAGATTCCTGCAACCGCCGGACCCCACGCCGCCCGCGACCGTCGCGGTGTCGCCTCTGCCCGTCGAACTCGCGCTCGTCAGGAACCAGCTCGGCTACCCGGCGTCCTTCTCCGACGAGCGCATCACCCAGCTCGTGTGGCAGGCCGTCTCCTACATCGAGGCCGAGACGGGGCTCCTCATCCGCCGAGGGGAGTATCAGTATCGGTGGGGCACGTTCCCGCGAAACGGCGGCCCGCTCGTGGTGCCCGGCCTACGTGCGCTCGTTGCCGAGATCGACTACAACGACTCCTCGGGGGCCGCCGTGACCTCGGAATTGAGCAGGGGCATCTATGCTCAGAACGGCTGGGAGGGGCGGACCCTCAGGCAGTCGATATACCCGTTGTCCGGCTCATGGCCCGAGCAGCCCCTCCGCTTCGACTTCCGGAACCGCGTGTCGGGGTCCGGCATGGCGGGCGTCGATGCCGAGAACATGCCCGACGGCCTCAAGATCGCCGTCCTCCACGCTATCCGCTATCAGAGCGACGAATCGGAGGCCTCCCGCATCATCTTGCGCGACATCCTCCGTGGCTGGACGTTCCACGAGTAGAGAGGACCCATGCTGCCCAACTACGACACGCTGATGCTCCTGGCCACGGCAAGCGCACTCTTCATCGCGCTCGGCGGCGGCATCCGTTCCTTCCATCAGTTCAAGACGCGGACCCAAGACAGGCTCGAAGCCCTCGAGAACCGCCTCAACAAGTTCCAGCACGAGTCCCACGAGGAGCACCTCAAGGTCGAGGGGAAGCTCGACGCGCTCTCCGCAGACGTTCGTGCCCTCACATCCTCCATCTCCAAGATCGAGGGTTACATCAAGGGGCTCGAGAGTGCCGTCTCTAAGTAGGCAGCCGCGCTACGACCGCGACATCACGCTCGTGGAGCCCGGCGTCCCGTCCAAGTCCGCCTCCGGCTTCTCGGGCCGCACGTCGCCGACCGAGCACCCCGTCCGGGCGGCCCGCGTCGATCTCACGGCTGCCGAGCGGATCGCGTCCGGGCTCGCCCTCAACGAGCAGACCACGCGGTTCCTCGTGCGCCGCGGGGACGTGCCGAGGATGCCTTCCGTCTCGTGGCAGGTGCGTGACGACCGATCCGAGGTATACTCCGTGATATCGGTCAACGTGGCCCACGGAAGGCGCGACCTCGATCCGTCCGCCGCCCTCACGCTGCTCTGCACCACCACGAGAGGCTCCTAGATGAGCATTCAGGCCACCGACCGCGTCATCTACGACACGCTCGTTGCAGTCGGCACCGAACTCGGCAACGCATTCGGCACCGGGGACGCCGTTCGCATCTGGCCCGCGCTCGAAACGCAGCCCGGCGACCTCGAGTTCCCGACGGCCACCTACCGTCTGATCGGGGGCGAGTACCTCTCCGGATTCCGTGGGGGACGCCTCCTTCGCGGTCGCTACACCGTTCGTTTCTGCTCCGACGACTATGATGAGTTGAGCAGGATTTCGGACGTATTCCTCTCTCGCGTCGCCCCTATACTCTCCGATCTCGACGGCCCGTTCGATATCGTGGAGAAGGTCGAGGGAAGGCACGAGCAGCTGTACGCCCGCAGCTTCACCGTACTCGTCAAGATCGCGGGCTCGCTCCCGCCGAGAGCTCCAGGAGACACAATGGCACTCACAGAAGATCAGGTCCGCACCATCGTCAACGAGCTCATCGAGGACCGGCTCACCTCCGTGGCGACGGACGACACCATCGACGGCGACGGACGCACCGCGGCCCCGCTCTCCGTGGACTCCGAGAACCTCGATTTCGACGCCATCGCGGACGGCATCGACGGGGTTCTGGGCTCCGGAGCGTGGAGGACCGGCGGCGGCGGCACCGTGATGGGCATTACCCACGTTACCGCGAACGCCGACGACTTCACGGGGCGCGGCACGGTGGCGATGCCCCTCAACCTGGCCGCCGACGTCGTTCGGGACGCGGACCTGATGACGGCCATCGCCGATTTCATCACCCGCACGGAGGCCGAGGGGCTGATCGAGGAATGGGCCGAGACGGGGCAGGACGCCACGCTCATCCCGGACTCCAAGCTGCCCGCGACCATCGCACGTCTCACGCGAGTGAACACGATCCAGCAGGAGATCAACACCCTCGAAGGCGTCGTGGTCGGGAAGCTCGATGCCACCGCCCTCGAACCGTGGGCGAACACGGCCAACGCCACGACGCTCATCCCCGACTCCAAGATCCCCGCCGGTATCACGCGAGACACGGAGCTCACGAACGCCATCGCGAACTTCATCACCGCTACGCAGGCCCTCGAAGCCGTGGAAGTGTGGGCGCAAGCAGGGCAGGACTCCGAGCTCGTGCCCGACGCGAAGATCGCCGCCACGATTGCCCGCGACTCCGAGGTGGCCGCCGTCTCCGCGACGGTGACGACCCTCCAAGGAACGGTGACTGCGCTCGATGGCGAGGTGACGACCCTCGAGACTACTGTCGAAGGCAAGCTGGATTCGGACGACCTCGAGGATTTCGCGAACACGAACAACGCCTCCACGCTCGTTCCCGACTCCAAGATCAGCACCGCCATCGCTCGTGTGGCCGCCCTCACCGCGCTCATCAACACCCAAGGAGTGCCGTCCGGCGGGACTGCGGGCCAGATCCTCTCGAAGATCAACGCGAACGATTACGCGACCCGCTGGATCGACGCGCCCACGGGGACTCCGGGCACTCCGGGGATGGGCCTCGACACGGACGGCGTCAATGCCCTCATCGCCGACTGGGCCGAGACGGGCAACACGCAGCGTCTCCCTCTCGACAAGATCACGCAGGCGGTCCTCGACAGGCTGCTCCCCGACGGTGGCGACGAGGACCAGATCCTCGCGAAGTCCGACGATGCCGATTACCAGGTCGAGTGGGTCAACGCCCCCGATACCGGCATCACCCTCGCGGAACTCGACAGCCTCGTGTTCAACTGGGCACGAACGACCTCCACCGAGCTCGTGCCCGAAGCGAGAATCAGTGCGGCCATCACCCGCGATACCGAACTCACTGCCGCAGTAGCCACGCTCAACACGAGGATCAACGGCCTCAACGCGGACGTAGGCCGGAACACGACTAGCATAACCACGCTATCGGGCCGAGTGCTCCCAGACAGCGGCGACCAGGACCAGATTCTTGCCAAGGACAGCAGCGGCGACTATGACGTGCATTGGGTTGACGCTCCTGCTGGCCTTCCGATCGGTGGGACGAGGGGCCAGCTTCTGGGCAAGAACACGAACGTGGATCACGACGTCGGGTGGTTCGATCCTCCTTCGGGGGGCGGGCTCGACACGGCGCAGGTGAATGCCCTCATCGCCGCCGCCAACATCATGGACTCGCAGATTCCGTCCACGATTACCCGCGATACCGAGCTGGTCGCGCAGATTGCCGGAGTCAGCTCGACCATCGCAACCAAGCTGGACGCCGATGACCTCGAGGGCTGGGCTAACACGAACAACCCGTCCACGCTGATCCCCGATGCCAAGCTGCCCGCCGGAATCACTCGTGACACCGAGCTCACGACGCAGATCAACGCTCGTGGGCTCCCGTCTGGCGGTACTGCCGGTCAGGTGCTCGTCAAGGATACGGGCACGAACTACGACGTTTCGTGGTCCACCCCCTCGTCGGGCGGACTGAACACCGCTCAAGTCAACGCGCTCATTGCCGCCGCTGCCATCGCGGATTCGCAGATTCCGTCGAGCATCACCCGCGATACGGAACTGAATGCACAGATTCAGGCCGTCAACAACAGCATCACCAACCTCGAGAACACTCTCGATGTGAACAAGCTGGATGTCGGGCTCCTCGAGCCGTTCGCCAACACGAACAATCCGACCACGATGGTTCCGGATGCCAAGATTCCGAACATCCCCGATGCGAAGATCCCCTCCACGATCACTCGCGACACCGAACTTGCGAGCGCCATCGCGAATTTCCAGACCGCCTCCGAGGTGAACGCCCTCATCGCAGCGGCCTCCATCTCCGACTCCCAGATCGCGGCGACCCTCACCCGTGATTCCGAGCTCGAAGCCGGACTCGCTGCTCGCGGGCTCCCACGCGGAGGAACCGCAGGCCAGCTCCTTTCCAAGACCAACGCGAACGACTACGCCACTCGTTGGATCGACGCACCTTCCGGGGGTGGCGGCGGCGGTGGCTCCGGCTCCGGAACTCCGGTCGATCTGTCGATGCGCCTGAGCCGCGACATTCAGGAGGACGAGGATACGCGCAATGCCGTGCTGACGCCTTCTATGGTGACGCTGGTCAGTCCGTCGGGCACTGCCCCCACGGTATCCGGCAACAACCTCGTGCTGACCGAACGCATGAGGGCGCTCTTCCACTGGAACGCCTCCGATCTAGTGACGCATGACGGCAATTCGCAGGACATCAGCTTCAATGCGCCCCTCCGCTACTCGTCGGACGGCGGCACCACATGGACCAGCATGGCGACTCTGGGCGATCCGTTCGGTGATGCCACGCTGCTCTTTGCGGACCTGCCTGCCGGAAACATCCAGATCGCAGCGACGCGCATTATCGAGAACGAGTCCAGCGACGGGCTCGTGACCCTAGACGTCACGACCTATAGCCTGAACGGTCTGGGCGGTGGCGGCACGAGCTCGAACGGCGGAGGCCTGGACACGGATGCAGTGAACGCCCTCATCGCGACGTGGGCGCAAGCAGGCGACACGACCCTCGTGCCCCTCGCCAAGACTCGTCGCGTCTGGTACACGGGGACCGCCGCGCCCAACGATTCCGTAGGCAAGAACGAGGACTACTTCCTTCGACGGAATGCGACCGGCCACGTATCCCGCATCTACATGAAATCGTCGGGCGCGTGGGGCTCCGGATGGGAGGTATTCACCGACGAAACCCTCGACGGCTCCGTGTTCACGTGGGCACGGGTAGGCAACACGAACCTCGTGCCCGAAGCCAAGGTGCCTCGCGTCGTCTACTCCGGCACCACCGCGCCCGTCAATTCGCTCGGCAAGGAGAACGACCACTACATCCGCTACACGACCACGAACCCCAGCGAGGTCGAAGGCTACTACATCAAGGGGGCGACCGCGTGGGGCTCCGAACGCTCCATACCCACCGGATCCGACATCACCACCCGCATCGACGCTCGCGTGTTCGACCAGGCGATCACCGGCGACACCACGCGCTGGCCCAAGTCCAAGGTCCCCGCCGACACCGTGTACGACGCGGACATTACGCCGCTCCGGACCTCGGTCACGAACAACGCCAACAGCATCGCCGCGCTCCAGACGTCCATCGGCACGTTCCTCACGCAGGCGCAAGTGGACGCACGGGTTGCCGAGCGCGTACCCAACGGAGGTTCCACGTCCCAGGTCCTCGCGAAGGCCTCGGACGCGAACGGCGACACGGAGTGGGTATACAACCTCACGGGCTACGACGAGACGCAGACCGGCGGATTCTCGTTCCTCGGGACCGACGATGCCTCCGTGGACCGTTCGTTCACCGTGGACGGCGCATACGTCAGTGCCCGCGACGACTTCGAGGTAGCGATCCTGGCTCGTGCGACCGTCGTAGCACGGACTCAGGGCTCGTCCTCGTCGGGCGGCAACGTCCACGCGACCATCAACCTCCGTGCAGGCGGCTCCACGGGCGGCATCATCGCCACGAGGAACGTCACCTTCCCCGGTCAGCCCGGCAGCAACGGACCGTCCACGTCCTTCAAGCTCGAAGCCGACCTGATGACCGGCAGCCAAGTCACCGTGGAAGTGATCCGCAGGAGCGCGGACCAGCCTCATACGGGGACTGTCCTCGCGGTGTCGTCGATCCGCATGGACTGGCACCCCGACTTGGGCCACGCGGTCTCGTTCAGCCGTCCGCAGAACTTGCAGCAGGGGCAGCGACGGATTGCCCGCGACAACATCCAGGCGACCCAGCTCCTCGACAACGACGGCAACTTCCGTCGCGACGTCACCCTCGAGGGCGGGCTCCTGAGCATCGTGCAGTCCGGCACCGACAGGATTCTGACCCTCGGAACCACCGAATCCCGTACCGGACATCCTCTCCTTGAGCACGTCTATTCCGCGACGAACCAGCGCTACAGCATCACCGGACCCGCGCAGAACAACGCAACCAACCTGACCGCACTGCTCGATTTCACGTCCAGAGAGCTCGTGCGTTCCGGCAGGGGCATCACCTACGACCCGAACGACGATCACATCAATGTCACGGAGGCGGGCTCCTACAACGTGGACTTCCACTTCGACGTGAACCGCGTTGGAGGCAATGCGTGGTACTGGCCCACCGTCGATTACTCGGTGGACGGCGGCACCAATTGGGTCCGCCTTACCTCGTTCGGGCTCGTGCGCGGAGGGGACGGCGATTTCCACAGTTCGAGCGCGGTCCTGCACCTCAGCGAGGCGGTTGACGACCTGCTGTTCCGCACGAACTTCACGGATAACACGAACATCCGTGGGGCGGAAACCCTCGAAATCCGGAACATCTCGATGCGTCTGACGAGGCTCGCGGAGGCCCAGGGAGACTCGATTTACCAGTTCGTTCCGTTCGCCAACTCGAGGACCGACGGTGCCGCAGTGGGCCTCGAAATGGACGCTGCCGGGCGCAACAATTCGCGTCTGGTCCACTACGTGATCGACAACTCCGAGGGCGGCGTCGATATCGAGCTGCCGGACTCCCTCGATACGGACGTGATGAGCGCGACCGTCCCGCAGAACGGCATCTGGGCGCTCGTCACCATCCTCTCGAACGAGCATCCCGTCTCGATCCACGACCACCGCTCGCGGCAGAGCATCCCCGGCGCGAACAGGCTCCACGTCTACTCCGATCTTCCGTCCGTGCCTACGACCGCAGCGGCAGGAAACTTCGGCGGCCAGTACTGGCTCGGCGCATCCACTGACCGCGCTGCCCCTCAGGTCTACCCGATCTACTGGAACGGCACGAACTTCGAGCTCCGCGGGCAGATACGCGCCTCCGCCAACCAGTCCCAGCGCGAACTCACCCAGCAGAGGAACCGCTGGCCCTCCGTGCAGCTCGATCTCTCGGAGAGCAAGACGGCAGCTGCGTTCCAGCCCGCATCCGCGAGGACGTGGAGCACCACGGGGGCGAACCGCGACAAGCCGGAGATCGGTTGGTCCGTGTCCGCCATCAGGGACGAGATCAGCGACTACCAGCATCCGACCGGCACCGACCTCCGCATCCCGATCCAGTGCTGGCTCGAGCCCTCCACGAACCTTCTCGGACTCTCCGTGCATTCCGCGTTCCTCGTGCGCCGCGCCACGCAGGACCATGCCCAAGCGGGGATCGTGGTCAAGCTGGTGAACAACCGACCGAACGGGGGTGCCTCCAACAATCAGGACAACCCCATCGTGGTAGGCCTCACCGACAAGTTCTTCTTCTCGCTGCCGGACGTGTCCGACGCCTAACGCGATCGTCAGGTGCTAGAATAAGGAGGGGAAATGCCGGGCTCGATCAGCATCCGCAACGTCGGCACCGGCAGCCTCCGCAAGACCGTCGAATCCCTGATGCAGCTGCCCCTCGAGATCAGGCGACGCGCCGAGGAACCGGCCCTCACGAGAGCCGCGTCCACGTGGGCCGACCTCACTCGCGGGTTCGCCCCCGTGGACAGCGGCCTGCTCGCGGCCTCGATCCTCGGGCGGCCCGGCTACCGACGGTTCAGGCCGAGCGCGTTCCTCACCCTGGGCCAGCCTTACGCGCACATCGTGAGAGCAACCCAGGACGACTTCCTTGCCGAGTCCTTCTTCGTGGCCAGGTCGCCTATGCAGGCCGCTTTCGTCCGCGAGATGAACCGGCAAATCCCAATCATCGTTCGTCGCCTCAACCGGCGGCGTCCAACCCCGAGAGCAAGATAAAGGAGGCCCCACATGGCCCTGACAGTACACTTCTCAGAGCTGGCCAAGCTCGAGATCCGCAAGTCCGGAGAGACCGCCTTCAACGAGGTTCCGGGCGTCAACTCGTACACCGAATCCGGCGGGGAGGCCCCCACGAGGACGGTGACCGCCTTCCGCGGGTCCGCCCAGCGCACGGGCAATCCGCAGCCGCCGACCGTCGAGTTCGGCATGGTGGCCGCCGTCGCGCACCCGACGTGGCAGACCCTCAAGGACGCCTACGAGAACAAGGAAACCATCGGCGTCCGGATCACCACCGACGAAGAGAGCGTTTTCACGGGCTCCGGCTCCGGCAACACCGCTGGCATCGCGGCGACCACGGGCGCAGTCACCTTCGCAGCCGCCTCCGGTTCGAGCGTACCGAACACCGCCGACCTCGCGTCCGGCATGGTCCTCAGGATCGGCTCCACGGACTACATCCTGAACGTCGATGAGGACGCCACCAACGAGGTGGTCGCAGTCACCACGGCGGGTGCGGTCCCCAGTGCGGTCACGGCGGCTGCGTACAGCATCCGCGTTCCGTCCATGCGGCGCTCGTTCAACGCGACCGTCTCCGTGGCGGACCGTGTCTCTCTGGCTGCCGAGTCGCAGGCCGAGGCCACCGTCACGCTCGCGCCCACCGCGCAGCCCGGCGCATGGACGATCCAGCCCCCCGCGTAAGGCGGCGACCCACGAGTAACCCGACCCACGAGCAGAGGACCGAAAAATGCCCGTAAAAACCACGCGGACCCGAACGAAAGGCTCGCGCCCCGCCCCGCTGTCATCCGCCGCCCTCAAAGGTGCGCTCAAGTCCGAGGCGAAGCAGGTGATGCTGCACGGCCCCGACGGGGAGGAGCTCGGCTTCGTCGAAGTCAAGCCCATCAGCATCAAGCAGTTCAAGGAGCTCGGCAAGAAGCTCAAGAGCGTCTCCAAGAAGAACGACGACGTGGATGCTTCGATGGAGCTTCTGTTCGACGGCATCCGCGCTTGCGTACCCCTCGCTTCGAAGCTGGACGACGAGGACCTCTTTACCCTCGTCAACAGGACGGGCGGCATGCAGGGCGAGCTCTCTTCCTCGGTGATGAGGCTCGCGTATGGCGTCGATTACGACAAGGCGGTAAACCCTACCCGGCCCTGATCGCCGGACGGTTGGGGCTGACCCTCGAGGAAACGGACGCGCTTCCTGCATCGGAACTCCACGAATGGATGCGCTACTTCAATCAGTACGGGGTCTGGGAGCACGACGTTCCCCGGCTCCTTGCTACCCTCTGTTCGATGCTGGTCAACATGTTCCGGTCGCCCGACAAGCCTCCTATAGAAGTGTGGCAATTCCTTCCTTACCTCAAGGACGAGGAAGAGATCAAGCGCCGGAACCGTGCCGCCAAGCTCGCCCTCGTGACCACCATGCCCACGAAGGACTAGATGGCACGGATCAACTGGATCGTCGAGGGCTCCGCACCCACGCTGCCCGAGCTCGATGCACCGACCGCCACGACTCCGGGAGACTTCTTCCCTGCTCAGCGTATAGGGCGCGGGCTCCCCGGAGAGCAGGGACTCGCTGGGGACCGCGGGCCTCGTGGGAGCCGTGGACCTCAAGGACCTCGTGGTATTCGTGGAGGGGTCGGTGATCGTGGGCCTGACGGAAATCGTGGGGCGCAAGGTGCTCGTGGAGGAGTCGGACCCAAGGGTTTCGACGGGCCAGCTGGAGTACGCGGTGCTCGCGGGCCTACCGGATTCAAGGGACGGCGCGGGCCTCAAGGATCGAAGGGAAGTCGTGGTCCGGTCGGAGATCGTGGGATCGACGCCACGCAAGGCTCTATAACCGTCGGACCCAAAGGTTTCAAGGGCAGGAAAGGGCAGCGAGGGCGTTCCTACAGAGAGGGCTATGCAGATGCAGGGTGCTCTCCACCGTAAGATCCGGACTCCACGAGCATTGAGATGGCACAGATCAACTGGACCCTCGTTGCATCCGGCCAGACTCTTGCGGACCTCACTCCCTCAGATTTCGGGCCTCCTATACCTCACCTCGGACCGACGGGGCCTCAAGGCATCTTGGGTCCTCCTGGTCTCCGTGGCGAGGTCGGTCCTCGTGGACCTCGCGGAGCTCAAGGACCTCGCGGACCTCGTGGTTTCTCCGGACCTCGCGGGCCGAAAGGAAATCGTGGCGGCGAAGGCCTCGAGGGAGGCGTCGGACCTCGTGGGCCTGAAGGATTCCGTGGGGCCACAGGTGCTCGTGGACCCGATGGACGCAAAGGGGCTACCGGAGATCGCGGGCCTACGGGACCCCCAGGCTCCGATTACGAGCTCACCCCCGAAGAGCGACGCCAGCTCGACGCGGGCGACTTCGACGGACCGGACGGCGACCCCGGAGATCGCGGCGACCCCGGTGCAGGCCCCTAACGCGCTATACTAGGACCTCGAGATGCCCGACCTCGATCCCATAACCCAGGTCCTCCGAGTGGACGACGCCCGCTATACGCAGGGCATGAATCGTGCTGCCCGGGCCACGGACCGGATGGAGCGTCAGGTCGAGCAGCTCAACCGGGACGTCAACCGCTCGAACGTATCCTTCAACACGTGGATCTTCCGCCTCAACCGGACCCGCGTAGTCATCGGCCTCCTGCTCTCCGGCTTCGGCATCACCACGCTCGTCCGCCGCGTCTCCGAGCTCGGCGCGACCGCCACCGAATCCGGCCTCTCCGTGGGCCTCGCTGCCCAAGAGCTACAGTCCCTCCAATTCGTCCTCGAAGGCAACGGGATCGCCGCCGAACAGTCCCTCCGTGCCTTCCAGAACTTCAACAACGCCGTCGGTGAGGCCCGCACCGGGGCCGCCGAGTATGCTCGCGTGTTCGAGCGCCTACAGATCGACCTCACGCGGTTCGGGGACTCCGCAGAGGATACGCGACGCCTCTTGGACGAGGTGTTCGCCGCGCTCCGGACCGGCGGAATCGCGGAGGCCACGGAAGCCGCCCGAGCCATCTTCGGCAGGACCGGCGCGGACCTGCTCGCGACCGTTCGCGGACCCGGCGGCTCGCCCGAGGACATACGGCAGGCGCAGGAGGACGCCATCAGGCTCGCGCTCATTCCGTCGGACGACCAGCTCGCGGCCCTCAAGGAACTCGATCAGAGCTTCCTCGAGCTCGGCACCACGCTACAGAACTTCGGCGCTCAGGTCGTCGCGGACTTCGTGCCCCAGCTTATCGCGATCAACCGCTCGATCCGCGATGCACTCGTTCCGAGCCTCTCGACCTTCCGGGTCATCGTGCAGAACGCCCGCTCGCTTCTCGAACGATTCACGGACGTGGCTCGGGCCGCCGTGGTAGTCCTCGGCATCGTGGCCCTCCGTGCCGCGACCGCATTCGGTACGGGTGCCGTCGCGACCTTCCGTGTCTTTACAGCCGCCGCCGGTCGCGCCCTCAGTGCGGTCGTGCTCCTTACGAGGTCCGTCGGGCTCCTCTTTTCGACGGCTCTCATCACTCGCGGCCTTGCCTTCGCGGGGGCACTCGCTGCGACGCGCATCATCCTCCGTGGGACCGTGACGGCAGTAGGAGCGGCAGTCCTCAGCTTCGGGCGGTTCTTCGGGGCCGTCACCCTCGTGTCGGGCATCCTCTCGATCCTCTTCCCACGGATTCAGCTGTTCCGTGCGGTCTTTACCCTCGCTACGGAATCCATCCGCGCATTCGAGTCCGGCCTCATCCTGCTGATCCGCCTGATCCCCGGCGCGTCCACGGCGTTCGAGATTCTCGAGGGAACCGCAATCCTCGCGACCCGTGCCCTCGAAGGGATCAGCCGCTCCATCAATGCCGCCGCCTTCGACATCGAGGAGTTCGAGCGCTCGCTGCCCGGCTCCTCCATCGAACAGCTGAACGCGCAGCTCGAGGACATCAACGAGCAGATCGAGCTTCTCCGTGACAGCACGGTTGCTCTCGGGGCGACGCAGAACCAGTACAGTCGCGGTGCCGGTGCCACGGAGTTCCTCGAGTACTTCGCGAACCTCGGGCGCGAGGCCCAAGCAGCGAACCTCGAGCTACAGAGGCTTGCGGTACGTGCCGAGCGGAACCGCCTCATCGAGGAACGGATCGCCGAGAACGGTCGCCGCATCCGTCGGCAGGAGGCCCTCGAAGCCCGGGAAGCCACGAGGGAGGCGCAGCGGCAGGCGAACATCCGGATCAACTTGGGCAACGCGATCCGTGCCCTGCCCTCCCCGTTCGAGCTCATCACGGAGACGGGTACCACCACGCTGAACGAGCCGTCCATCCGTGACCTCAACGAACGGAACAACGCCCTCGAAGATCAGCTCCGCCTCGAACGCGAGCTCGCCATCGAACGTACCAGAACGGTCCCCAACTTGGCGCAGCAGGGCATCAACCGCCTCCTTGCCATCAGGGACGAGCAGATCGCGGAGGCCATCCGGCTCGCGAGGTCGCCCACCCTGACGCAGGTGGAGATCGAAGGCATCGAGGCCCGCGAAGCTGCGTATGCCGAGTACACGAGGACCGTCCAGACCTTCGAGGACCGCATCGCCGAGGCCATCCGCAACCGCGACAGCGTGTCCGCCGACGCACTCAGGAACCAGCTCGAGCTCTACCGCGATTTCGTGAGCGAGGCCCGCGTGTTCGCCTCCATCCAAGAGCGGGCCGAGAACCTCGCTGCCATCAGGCTGCGTCAGGAGCGCGAGCAGGCCGACATACAAGCGAGGGCCGCATTCGAGCGCGACCAGAACGCGAGGCGCAGCCGCGACATCCTCGCGCAGTCCCTCCGAGCGTCCCGCAACATCGAGAGGCTCTCCCGACAGTCCGCGTTCCAGCTCGTGCGCGGCCTCGAACGGGCTATCGTGAGCGCCGAACGTCTGGGCGACGTCATACGGAACATCGGCATCGAGTTCCTGCAACTGTTCCTCCGGGAGGCCGTCCTCAATCCGTTCGCTATCCTCCTGCAAGCCAGCATCTCCGCAGGACTGTCCTCCGCTCTAGGTCCCAGGGTCGGCGCGGGCGCGGGCAACACGGGCGTCACCGACATCAACGATCCCAACGTCGGCCTCCCGAGAGGGTTCGACCGCGTGGAGACGGTCAACAACAACACCTTCAACATCAGGTCCGACAACCCCGAGGTCGTGGCCAGACGAGTGGCCCTCGCCCTCGATGCCCAGACCTCCACGCAGCAGCAGAACGCCCTCCGTCCATCGAGGGAGCGCGATTCCATCCGGGCCGCACGGAGCTAGTCATGGCCACGATCACCTTCCCGCCCAACGCACTCATCACCGACGTTACGCTCGAGGTCCGCACCCCGAACCAAGTGCGCCACGAGTCGATCTACGACGGCTCCGTGCAGGTGCTTACTCGCGGGCCTTCGCGTTTCGGAGGCGTGTTCACTCTCGGCATCACCGACTCCGCGACAGAGGCCCACGTATCCGAGATCGAAGCCTTCCTGACCGAGCTCCAAGGGTGGACCAACGACTTCCGGCTCCCAATCCACCGCCCTCGAGCGAGCACCATCGCGACCGGCACCACCGTCCGCGTGACCGCCTCCGCATTCAGCAACGGCGCGGCCCGCTTCACCTTCAACACCGGCTCCATCCCTCGCGGCGACTACATCACCGTCGCCAACCGCCTCTACCAGTCCCTCGGTTCCTCCCGGTTCTCTCCCGCAGTGCTCGTGCCCAACGGTTCGCTCGTGGAGTACGAGAACCCCTATGTCCTTGCCCGGCTCGGAGGCGACGAGCCCACGCCGGTCGAGTCCTTCCACGGAGCGCAGTTCAGCGGCCCGTGGGTCATCGAGTTCGAGGAGGTCATCTAGTGACCGAAATCCATGCGCTCCTCAACATCGGGCCGTCCACGAACCTATGGACCGGCACCGAAGAGATCACCTTCGATTCCCGTACCTACATCGGCATGGGCTCCGTCCTCGAGATCGGCACCGTCGAGGCCGCGACCGACGTAGCCGATACCCGCCTCGAGCTGGTCCTCGGCACGATACCGACCGCTCTCCGTGCCCAGTTCCTCCAGGATGCCGGGCCGCTCTCCGTCACCCTCCGGTTCGCTCGCGTGACCCGCGACTCCGGCACCTCGCCCACGATCTCCGCGCTGCCCACGCTGATGACGGGCAAGCTCTCGACCGCCCAGATGCGCGAAGGGATCCTCCGTGTCGAGGTCGAAACCGTGCGCGGCGACGTCGATCGGGGCCTCCCCCAGATGTGGAGCGACCAGGACCAGCAGTCCCGCTCCCCGGGCGACCGGTTCTTCGAGCACATGCGAGCCCTCGCGAACCAGGGCATCGACGTAGCCTGGCCGCCCTAGGCCGCGGCCCCACGGAGAGGCGCGATGCAAGTTCTGAAGCCCGGCACGAAGCGGCCCGAGACGCGGCGGCTGCAACGGATACTCGAGGCCCACTGCGGCCCGACGGAATGGGGGGTCTCCGACTGCATTACGCTCGCGGAGGAGGTCGTCCAACGCAAGCTGGAGCTGCCTTCGTGGGCCTATTCCTCGAAGAAGGAGCTGAAAACGGCACCCAAGATCGTCGTGGAAGCCTCCCGGCGCGGGGGGCTGCTTGCCGCGTGGAGGCGTGTGCTCGATAAGGCGCTCGAACGCTCGGACGGCCCGGTGATCGGCGGCCTCGGCCTCACGTCGGGCGGCGAAATCTGCGTGGTCGCGCCGGACCTCCTGTGCTATGCTAGGACGGACACGGGGCTCGCTTGCGTGGAAGCCGAAGAGACGTGGAGCCCGGTCGCGAAGAAGAAGCGGGCGTCTCGCAAGAAGGCTAAGTAATGCCAGTAGTAGTCACCGGAATCTTTGCGGCTTTCAAGGCCTTTGCGGGCACGAAGGTCGGCGCTTTCATCATCAACAAGGTCCTGATTCCCGCCGGTATTTCGATAGGCGTCCACTACGCGATCCGAGCACTCACTCGTCGCGATGAGCCCGAACGCGACTTCCGGACCACGCTCCTCAGCGAGATCACTCCCGCGCGCTACGTCATAGGCCGCGCTCGCACCGGCGGGGTCCTCGTATTCGCGGACGTAGTGAACGACGGGCGCACCATACAGCTCGGGATAGCGCTCTCGGAAGGCCCGTGCGAGAAGATCGAAACCCTCTGGATAGACGGCGAAGAAGTGCCGCTCACCGGAACGACGCTATTGCAGCCTTCGCGGGGCGGCAAGTATCCGTCGGAGTCCGTCAAGATCTATCCGTATCTCAAGGCGGACGGCACGGAAGGGGCGCAGATCAGGAACGACGTAGAGGACCGTTTCGACGGAGTGACTGACCCCTACGGAACGCCTATCGAGGGCGGCCCGATAGACAACGAGGACTATCCCACAGACCCGTCGGCGAACCCCGAGAGCTACTACGAGTTCCACGGGGAGGCCGGTCCCGGAACCGTCGTTGTCCGCGACGGGGACGGCAACATCACGAACTACATCGACCACTCGCGCCCGACGACACCGTGGGGGCCGAACCACCGGGGCGTCGGGGTCTCGTGGTGCGTCGTCGAACTCACTCAGAACCAGTACGACCGGGACCGCCCCGAGGACCGTCTGTTCGACCGGGTGCCGAATCTCGAGTTCCTCGTGCAGGGCATGAAGCTGACGTGGCCCGGCCAGACGGACGCGACGTGGACCGAGAACGCCGCCGCAATCCGTCACTGGCTCCTCCGCAACCGCAGGGGAGTTCCGGCGGACAAGTTCAACGTCGCATCCTTCAACGCCGCGTTCGCCCTATGCGAGCAGGACGTCACCCTCACGCTCCCCGCTTCTCACGCGAATCAGGGCCTCGAGAACACGCACAAGAGGTATGCGCTCAACGGAATCTTCGACGCCGGAGAGGACCTTTCCCAGATCGAGGCCCAGATGGACGCCGCGTGGGCCGGTCATATCGTGGAGCACGGCGGCGAGATATTCATGCGGCCCGGCGTCGAACGAACGCCCACTCAAAGTGTCGGCCTCTCCGATATCGTGGCCTCGAGCACGTTCTCTCCGTGGCTCCCTATCCAAGAGCGGATCAACGCCATAAGGGTCACGATTCCGCAGGCCCAGAACGTCGAATACACGGACAATTCGCTGCCCGAACTCGTCGATATGCAGGCCCGCGACCGCGACGGAGAGTACCGCCCGCAAGAGCTCTCCTTCCGCTTCGTCGCGAACCCGCTCGCTGCCGGACGCCTCCAAGCCATCCTCCTCCGACGGCTGAGGCAGTCGGCGACGATGCAGGTCACCTTGAAGCCCGGGGACTCGTTCGAACGCTACAACCTGATCCCGACGGACGTAATCAACGTCACGGATACGGACTTCGGCATCGCGAACAAGCGTTTCGTCATCACCCGGAAGGGCGTCTACGTGGACGGCTCCGTGGTCCTCGATCTGATGGAGGACGACCCCGACATATACGACGACACCCTCGTTCTCCCCGATCTGAGGCCCCGCGTAATCAGGCTCGGCACCACCCGCGATACGCTCGTCGCCGTCGCCGGTCACGCCCTCGACGAGATCGCCTCCATCGCGAAGGACGGCTCCACCATCGTGCAGCTCGTCGCCTCGTGGAACCCGGCCCGCGTTGCCCGCACCATCGTCGAGTGGCGGGAGCTCGGCCTCGCGGACTGGCAGCGCACGGAATCGACCGGCACCTCGCTCGTGCTCGCGAACGTGGCCGCCGGAGAGACCTACGAGGCCCGGTTCGCGCACGTCAACAACGGCGGCAAGCAGGGGCCGTGGTCCGCGACGATCTCGGACACGATAGACGGCGACCTCTCTCCGCCCTCGAATCCGACGGGCACGATGGCGGTCGCGCTGCCCCAGGGGTTCAGGCTCGCGGTCACGCAGCCGACGCTCGAAGCCGACTACGCGAGGACGCAGGTGTTCGTCCTCAAATTGGGCACGGACTATCAGGCCACGGACAAGGCGAACGACGGGGCGGCGATACGCGCGATGATCGGGGCGACCGCGGCATCGTTCGGGACCACCGTGGACGGCATCTACGTCACCGCGAACGACGACCGCATCTCCGCCATGACGGAACACGCGGTCCTCGCGAGGAACGTCGATCTCTCGGGCAACCTCTCTTCCGTCTCGAACCCGGTCTACTTCACGCCCCTCGCTGCCCTCGAGTCCGCGACCGGCGCGACGCATATCGTCACTTCCGTGCCCGCCGACGACTTCGGGAACGACGGCGACCTCGCTTTCAGGACGAACGGGCAGGTCTACCTCAAGCGTAACGGCGCGTGGGAGCTCCAGTTCGACATCTCGGCCTCCGACGGCACGATCACCTATGCCGTAACGAGGTCCGCGAGCCTCGCAGCGACGAGCGACCTCATCCATCTATTGGGCACGAACGGACTGCCTATGCCGTCGCTGGGCAACCTCGGAGACCTAGCGATCCACGTCGGGCCCGCGACCGAGGACGGGACCGGCAGGATGTTTGAGAAACTGTCGGGCGGCTGGACCGAAGTTACGGACCTGACCGGCAACGAGGGTCCGACGGGTCCTCGCGGGCTCTCTATCCACAGCGGTACGGGAGCCCCACCTAATTCACTAGGCGAGATAGGAGACACGTACCTCGCGGACGACGGGTTCTTGTGGGTCAAGTCCGCCTCCAACATATGGCAGCGCTCTAACACGAACCTCACTGGAGAGCAGGGAATCCAAGGACAGCGCGGCCTCCAAGGGCCCCAAGGTGCTCGTGGAGAGCAAGGTCCTCGTGGAATCCAAGGTGTTCGTGGGGATCAGGGGCCTCAAGGAGAGGACGGAGAACGCGGGCCTCGCGGCCTCCAAGGGGTCCAAGGAAATCAGGGGGCTGCGGGCCAAGATGGGGAGCGCGGCGACCAGGTGTGGCGCTTCTATACGAACGCGCCTCCCGAGTACCCGCCCGCACGTCTGGTCCCGATCGGCGTAGGTCTTGCCAACAACTCGAGGTGGAACACTGTAGGAAGGGACTATGTACTGTACCTGAACCCCACGGAGGTGCCGGACAACGAGGACCCCGAGGGCGAACGTCACCTCAACTTCACGAGTGAGAGGCACTATGCACTCCTGGAGACGGATGTACTGACAGTCGCGCTGGGCCTCGTGCTGGGCCTCGACGAGCATACGAACGTCTCCTTGCAGGCCCGCCCTCTGGCTGCCCCGGAGATCGAGCAGTTCATCCCTATACGTGCGTTGAGCGCCGCGCTGACCGCCGGTGAATCCGTGGACTTCGGTCCCGACGACATCACGACGCCCGTCGATATCAGGCGCACGATCAACGCCTCCTTCACCGTCAGAGGCGACATCCCCGCGTCCTCCCTCAGGATCGAGACCCCTCAGGCACTGACGCTCAGGACGACCGGAGAGCGCGTCTCCACTGCGATCCTGCCGGTCTGGAACACTATGGAGATCACGCCTTCGAACGGCGACGGAACCGCGTCCCAGAACACGACGAACAGCATCTGGATCGGGCCTTTCGACGTGGACCAGGAACGCTTCAACCCGTCGCTGCTCGTATCGTCCAACCCAGCGTACCTCTCGCGGTTCTGGGTCGGCAACCCTCGTGTGGGCAACAACCAGTGCAACCTACAGTTCGACTCGAGCCCCACGTCTCGCGGAGGCATGGGCGCAGGCACGTCGATCTCCAACCTCAACAACCTCGCGAGACGGTGGGTCGTATGGCGCATCGTGCCCCACGACACCAGCGTGGCCCCGTTCGCCTTCCGTGGGATCGACGACACCCTAGAGCCCTACACCTTCACCCCTATTGAGATCGTAGAGGGCAACCAGCAGGCCTTCTACGACGGCATGGGCCAGACCCAGAACAAGGACGTCACCTTCATGTACCGCGCCCTCCACAATGCGGGCGACCTCGATTTCGGGCTCGACACCGCACGATTCGAGGTCAGCGACAACTTGGGATCCGCCAGCATCGAGGACCCGTCCCTCATGCTGCTCGACGCCACGCACACCTTCAGTGCCGCCGTACCTACCGTCGCCAATGCGGACCCGTTCACCTCGAACCTGCTGGAAAACAACCTCCTGAGCTGGTTCGCTTGCAGGATCAACCATCAGGACCAGGCTGGCAGTATCGACAACCCTAACCGCTTGCAATACAATCATGCCGTAGGAGCGACGACCACTACCACCACGAGGGAACCCATCCACGAGAACTATCAGGACATCCTCGGGGAGGTGGACCTCGTGCTAGGCGTCGATCCCCCGAGGCCTCCTAGGGAAGGGGATGCAGGCACAGGGCTGACTGTGACCACCGTGCCGGAGAGGATGTACTTGGGCCGCCTCAGCTTGTTCAAGAGGCAGAACACGTTGCTGATGCAGTTCTTCGTGCTCCCGAACCAGTCGAACTACTTTGCACGTAGCCCTCTTGCACGGTGGTTGAGGCAGGACCTCCAGAACGACATGATATTCAGGCTCGCGTTCGACGAAGGATTCAACATGTACTTCCGGCTGCCCCTCAATTACGGCGTGGGCTCGAGGGATGCCGTGTACAATGTAAGGCTACAGGATATGCAGGCCGTGTCTATCCTCGACAGGTTCGGGCGAGCAGTCACTTTCGGGGACCTCATAGACAGGATCCGGCCAGTGCAGAACCAAGGCCTCTGGTTCATGTACAGGCAGGTTCGCACGTTGGACGAATCCTCCCTCGTGAGGCCTATGCCGATGATGCCGCCCACGTAATTCCGCAACACTCAAAGGAGACAAGATGCCAGTCACGAACAACGCAAAGAAGCTGCTGCTCGCGGGTTCGGTGCCGTTCACCACAGCAGGCCGCCTCAAGATGGCTCTGTTCACGAACGCGGTCACCTGGACCCCGGCGGGCGACGGCACGAGGACCACGTACTCCACGAACGGAGAGGTGGCCGACACCGCACCCGGCTACACGGCGGGGGGCGTCACGCTCGCGAACGTCGTAGTGCATCCCAACGCATTCGCCGCAGGAACCGCCGCTCAGGGCGCGTGGCTCGACAGCGACGATGCGGTATGGACCGCCACGACGATCACCAACTTCAAGTGGGCCGTGCTCTACGAGACCCAGAACAACGAGGTGATCGCGTACTACGATCTCGGCGACCAGACCACGGGCGGCCAGTCCATCCGGATCACCACGGGCACCAACACCTCGAGCACCGGCTCCATGCTGGAACTCGACTAGAGGCACGAGCATGAGACTCGTATTCGAGGACGTCCACGGCGTCAAGGTCAAGGAAATCGAGGTGGAAGGCGCGTCTCTGAGGCGCAAGCCCGCCGCCGGAGAGGAGGCCACGGAAGATGGCAAGCTACGAGATCAAGGGCAGGCCCGACCTGACCCTCAGAATCAGTAAGGGGGAGGCCGGTCGCTATCGCTGGGCCGTCTACGAGACGGACACGGACAAGTTCCTCTGCTCCGGCCCGGTGCGCGGCTTCTCTCTCGCCCACGAAGCGATCATGGACGCCCGCGACCTCTTCCCCGAGCCTCGCCACGGGTTCTGGCGCACCCTCTTCGGCACCTAGCCCGCGAGGCCCGCGATGGCCAACATACACTGGATGGTGGTCGCCAGCGGCCCGTCCATCGACCGTCTGACCCCGGCTTCGTTCGGTGCGTTCCAGTCCGTCCGCATCGGTTTCGGCGGCTCGAAGGGCGTCCGTGGGGTCAAGGGTGTGCGCGGGCCTCAAGGTCCACGAGGTGGTATAGGCCCACGAGGTGAGGACGGTCCACGAGGAAACGTCGGGCCTCAAGGATTACGTGGCGACGACGGCCCTCGCGGCGATCGCGGACCACGCGGCATCGTGGGTCCTGAGGGGCCAGCTGGTTTCCAAGGCCCACGAGGTGTCGAAGGTCTCCGTGGGGATACCGGACCCAAAGGCAGTCGCGGGCCTGCTGGAGGGACCGGCCCCGAGTTCACCGGCGGACGCGGCTCCCGAGGCGACGACGGACCTAAAGGCTTGGAGACCCAGTACCTACGAGGCCTGGCGGATTGCCGTGCAGGTCGTCCCTATGGAGGCTAGATGCTCAAGATGGTATTCAGATTCCGTGGCTTCCGCATATACGTGAAGCTCACTTCCCTGAGGACGGGCACGATCAGCTGGCGACCCTCCGCGGATCGCGAGCCCCGTGGCACTTCCGGCAAAGAGCGGCCCATCCCCCCGGCGGGTCCCAGAAGCTCGTAGGGTCCTCTTTTCGCCAGCCGCCCACGTGATCGACCAGCACGGCTTTCGTGGCCTTATTCCACTTCCTGAGGCAGTCCACGCACAATGGATTGCCCTTCAAGTAGAGCTTCGAGAAGTTGGTCCAGCGCCTCGATCCATACGTCCTCGAATGGTACGGCTTGACCTTCTGCTTGAGCCCCTTCCTCGTCCTGTAGTCGCGTTCGCGGGTGTCCCGTTCGCGGCGGGACTGGTGCAGCGCGCACTTCGTCCCCTTCGTCCTCGGGTTGTTGCAGCGGGGGACGGAGCACGTCTGCCGGAACGAGCTCCTGTGCCTGAAATGCTCCGTCGGCTGCACTACTCGCGGCCCTCGAAACCGTCGCCGTAGACGTCTCGAAGGTCCTTCTCCGTATCCGTCCTCTCGGCCCGCGGATACTTCTCCGGCATCTTCTCCAACCGCAGGATCAGGTTGTCGCCGTACAGCTTCTCCTGTGCGGCCTCGTGCGTAATGAATGCCATCACTTGACTCCTTTCTTCTTCACTTGGATCTCGCGAGCAGCCTCCAGATCCCGTTCGCACATTGCCCGCGAAAGGTACGTGGAAACGAGGCAACCGACCGCCCACGATAGGATGTCGGTATACGACTTGACGAGCGGCCCTCCCTTGGCGACGTCGAACGGTTCGCGCAGGAAGATCACGAACGGCGCAACGAAGCACGGAAGCAGCCAGTAGATGTAGCCCCCTAGCGCACGAGTCAGGACGTGCTTATCGAGGACGTACAAGAGATACCGGAACCCGAGAGTCACCATCCCCGCAGAGAAGAAGTGGATCACGGACCTCTCCAGAATATGCTGGATCATCATTTCCCCCACATCACAGTATAGCCCACGGTGACCCCCGGCGACTGCCCGTGCATCGTGTACGTCATGCCCACGGTCAATCCTACGCCGTGACGTATGCGCCGCTTCGACACCCGTGCCACTCTGTTCCTCGCGAGCTTGGCCTCCTTCTCGTTCAATGAATTGAGCTTCGTCAGCCGATTGAGCGTCTCGTGCAGCCCGTCGATCTGCTTGCCCCTCGCGTCCACGAGCTTCCTCGACTCGTTGTACGCACTCTTCCACTGTAGCACGGCCTTCTCCCACATTCGGACGGGCACCTCGCACGGCTCCGGGATCGTCGTCTCTTCCGCCGTTCGGCTCGCGCTCTCGGCGGCTGCATATGCAACTTGGACCTTACCGGCTTGCACCGAAGATACGCCCGCGAGTTTCACGTCCTCTTTCGTGGCCGCCCGGAGCTCTCTGGCCGCGTTCCTCTTGAGGTGCTCGATGTACTTGAGGGCTGCGGAATAGTCCGCCTTGGTCCGGTAGTGCTCGGTCACGTTCTCGAGATTCAGGGGCTTCGAGGACGGGAGAGGACGGACCCTCATAGCGACGTAGAAGCCCGATCCGAACACGGAAAGGGAGCACAAGAGCATCAGTAGCGGACGCCAATGCTTCTTGATTAGGAGGTAGACTAGCATTCGTCCTCCGTCCAGATCACGAGCGAAATCCGCGTCCCTTTGGTGACCGGCGTCACGCGATGCGGGTGCGTCACTCGCGACGGCCACACCAGTATATCACCGTCATCCACGAGATAGTCGTTGACGTTCTGGCGCGGAAACTCGAGGACCCCGCCGCCGCACGAGCACCTGATCCTCACCGAAAACGAGAAGTTCGAGATGTCGTTATGCAGTCTGAGCGCGGGCTGCCGATCGGGCGAATACCGGATGAAGAATGCGTCCTTGATGCCCGTCCACTTCGCGGGAAACCACCTCTCGTTCAGCAGCGGCCCCACGTTCTTCCCGAACTGCTCCACGAGGAACGTCAGCATATCCGGATCGAACTCGGAGACCCGAAGCTCGTCGCCCGGAACCGCGTCGCCCGAGAGTGGCTTCCACGCGAGATCGGGGTTCTCGAGGTCGCGCACGAGCTGCTCGCACGTCTCGCGATTCAGGAACGGCATCCTCAGAATACCGGAGTTCCCGAGTTCGACCGCACGGAACGCGCCGTCCGCAAGCTGGTTGTCGATCCCCTCTCCTTCTTCCGGGAGAGCAGCGGGGGGCGGGGCTTGGCCCTCTATGTCGAGCGAACTGTCGGGGCCGTTCGCATGCACGATGCACGGCGTCTGCTTCGTATGCACGTTCTGCCACAGCCGCACGTCGGGCCACGAGGGGTCGCGCCACTCCGCCCAATGGTCCTGTGCGCGGGCCAGGTTTCCGACGAGATAGGCCTCCGTGTCCACCCTATATTCGGTGGGCCGCTGCGCCACGATCCGGTGGAAGAACGCCTGATCGTCGTCTATCGCGGCCCGCTCGAACTCGAGGAGGTTGCGCCACGTCCGCGTATCCGTAATCACGCAGCCGGAGTTCGGGTACGGATACGTGTATCGCGGCTGCGGCCACCCGAAGTTCGCGTAGTACTCGCGGAAATCGCCCTCGGACCCGGGCGGCCAGCACGAGGTTTCGCCGCCGATCACGAGGGAAGCGTTCATCGCGAGGAACTTCTCGAGCAGGAAGTCCGCGTGGATCAGCGCCTCCGTGTCGTAGCCGTCCAGGAGCATCAGGAACGTCGTGATCCGCTCGTTCCTCGTGCCCAGGTATTCGTCGAGTATCTCGAGCTTCTCCATTCCGCCGCGCCCCGAGGTGTCCCAATGCAGGTGGTCGTCGCCCAAGAGTACCGGCTTGTATCCGAGGCGTTCGAGGGACTCGAGGGACCGCTCGCACTGTCTGCGGTCCGTGCCTATGACGACCGTCTCGAACTCTATGGCGAGCGGGATGCCGTTCTTCGAATGCGTCGTGGATTCGTCGCCTGACGTGGCCTCGACCGCCATCCGAGACGGCTGCTGCCACTTGAGGCTGAGCGACTGTGCTTGGCGGATGTCGCGCACGTTCGGGTTCAGGTCCTCGCGGGTCCCGAGATGATGAGGGATGAACTCGTCGGTCGGGATCACCTCGTTGCGGTCGATAGCACCCAGAAGGAGGGTTGCGCCGCGCTGGGAGAGCCAGTACCCGGCGGTGGACCAGTTGTAGTTGCGCTCGTTCCGTGCCTGCCAATGCTGGTAGACGAAGTCGATGCTCGAATCGACCGGCGGCACGAGAGAAGAAACGAGCTTGGCGTCGTCCTCCAAGACGAAGGCGGACCCGTGCTTCGCGATCTTCTTCCAGCACTGGACGTGGCCCCAGAAGCAGGAGAGCTGCCCCCACGTCATGGGGAGCCCGGTGTGGTCGTCGCGCCACGTCGGGGAGGCCTTCAAGTTGAAGAAGCGCTCCGAGAGCACCTCGCGCCCACAGGGAACGCGGACCACCTCGATGTAGCCGTCGTCCTTGTGGTAGCCGAGGGTTTCGAGCTGGCGGATCAGCGGATTGACCCGTTCCTCGACGGCGGACTGGATGTAGATTGCGCTCATGTTAGGAGCTCCTCGATCTTCCGGGGGTAGGCAATGTTCTCTCGGCACGATGAAGCGCTCCTGCCCGCAGCGCGACACAGCTTCTCGAGGTGGCCGGATACTCGCGGATCGCAGCCTCTCGTGGCCCTACAGAGACGGATCTCGCGGTTGATCCAGCCCGGCCCTCCATTGTAGGCCCGCCACGAATCGTGGAAGTTCCCGTACTTCGATCTGAGGCGGGTCATGTACCGGATCTGGGCACGAATCGAACATTCCGGATCGAATATATCGGTGCAGTCGGAGGGTGCCCAATCCGTCCACGTATCAGGCGTGAATTGAGCGAGTCCGTGGGCATACTTCGACGAAACGCCGGGCCTCCAATGCGACTCGACCTGTATCTGAGCGGCCAGGTATTCGGTGGGGTACTGCCACGAGCGAGTGTGCGCCACGAAGGAGAGGAGGCACCCGAGGGCCAGAGGAATCGCGAGCTTCATTTCTTCTTCCCTACCTTGAATTTCATACCCTTCCTGCGCGTCTTAGCAGGCGGGGGTCGGGGCTTGGCCCTTTCCGTCGGGTCCGCGTCGGGCCGGGCATTGTATGGCGGGTGATGGACTTCGGTGTACTTCTCCCAGTCCTTGTCGAGGCGGCCCTCCTTCGTATCGAGATAGGTGAGGGCGCGGCGCTTCTCGCGTTCGCGGACGCACGACGGGCAGTAGCCGCTGTACGTGGGCTCGTCCTCGCAGTCGCGGGTGTAGCACGTGCGCTCCGTCCTCTGCGGGTCGGGGCCTTCCCGTGCCCACCTGTCTACGAGGGCGTCGATGCCCGTCATGCGTCGTCTCCGCGGGTTCGGGCAGGCCCTCCGAAAGTCCCGAGCTCTCGGCGGCCTGCCCCGGACGACTCGCCGTTCTGCAAAGTAGCCAATGAACTCGGCTCCCGGCTTCGTCGCCCTACGGCACCTGCGGGGCACGGTCCTTCGAACGTCCCTCGCTCCACTAGCGCCGCAATCCTTGTCATATATCGTCGTCCTCGTCGTCGCACTCGGTCTCGTAGGGGCCTTCCACCGGGTTGTACGTTTCCTCGGAGACGACGTAGTACTCGCGCTCGCGCACCCGGAAGAGCCCGTCCCCGAGGTCCGTCAGCTCCTCGAAGGAGCGCTCGAGGATGTCCGGCGGCACCCCGACGTGCATCTTCATGCGAGGATTGCGTTTCATGCATCCTAGAGCGCGACCGTCCCCTGGGTGATCGAAAGGAGGATCGCGGCGGCCATGAGGAACCAGCCGAGCACCGTGGCGGACCGGATCCACACGGAGACGTCGGCCCACGAACCGTTGCCGTAGATGACGTCATGGATACGGAGCCACGGAAGGAAGATACGGTCCACGAGCGTGATCGCGAGGACCCCGAGGCACAGTGTCCCGAGAGTATGGGTCCACTGACGGAGGGACTTCACTATGTGGTCGTCACTGACCACCATAGCGTCGATGGGCCTCCAGTAGTCGAGGGCCACGATAGCAGCCATCAGCGCGGAGAAGGTGAGGGTGATCTTGGCTTCATTGTTCATCGGGTCTGTCTCCTATATGGATCGAGGACATCCAGTTCTCGGTCGGCTTGAACTTGCGCTCCTTCGGGATCGGTGCAATGAGCGTCCACGATTCGGGGTGCGGCGTCCGCGTGGGCTGGAGGTGCTTGCCGGTCTTGGTGACGATGGGCTTCTTCCTGTGCTTGAGCATCGTCCTGACCTGCTTGCAGCCCGCGCAGACGATGTGCTCGTCGTCGTCGAGCGGCCACTCGCATTCCTTGCATTTTCCGTGGGGGAAGTCGTCGCCCGTGTACTGCGACACTCCGTGGACCACCCGGATATCGGGGTAGGTCTTGGGCACGTACTTCTTGGGCGGCGGCGGTTCCTTCGGTTCGAGCTCCTTGTCGCGGGAATAGCGGGGACGGTTGCCTCGGAGGCGGTCGCGCTTGGACTGCTGATAGAGGCGGTTCTGCTCGCGGGCGTGGATGTCGCCGCACTCCTTGCAGCGGGTCGAACGTCGGCGGTGAGGGAACGTGCAGCCGCAGTCCACGCACTTCTTCGGCTCTCGGGAGGCCTCGCGACGTGACCGCATGTACTGTCGCATGTAGGCCCGGTCGATGTCGCGCTGGCAGTCCGGGCACCTCTTGGGCGGCGGACCCTTGCGGTGGCCGTCGTACTCGAAGGTCGCGGGGCAGGAAGCACACGAGATGGTCTTGACGTCCTGATGACGGTCCGACGCACGGTGCTTCCTGCAATACGAGCTCTTCACGGAACCCGGCAGCGCCCGATCGCACCCCGGCTCGATGCAGAAGTGCAGTCTCGGCTCGTAGGGTTCCACGAGGAACTAGTCCTCCTCGGGTCCGAACGCCACGGAGGGAGCGTCAGGTCTCCGTCGCGGCGGCAGCACGAGCTTCTCGTTGGAGAGCTTCTTCAGGGTCGGCTCATTGCCTGCGTTCACGGGGACCACGAAATCACGGAGGTCCTCGCAGTTCGTGTACACCTTCATCTGGAGGTCGCCTCGTGGAGCTGGTCCTTGCTCATGGGGTCGGATGCATCGAGGTAGTACTCCCACGTCTCTTCGGTGCGGTAGTGTACCTCGATCTTGCCGTTCGTGAGGTTGACCCACACGAAAACGTCGCCCTCCTCGCCGATCGAGTCGGAAGGCTGGCCCGTGCCCACGAAGGTGTAGTTCCCGCTCGGAGGATCGACGACGTGTACGTTGCCTCTCCCCTTCGCTACGTGGATGTCTCTCATTTCCTGCTCCTTTCTCGGTTGAAGCGCTTGCGACCGAGGCCCCGCTTCACAGCTAGGGCGGCTCGCTCTCTTCTCCTATTCCTGATCGTTCTCATGCGATCCTTCATGTCGTTCTCCTTTCGGTCCGGCGGGTCCGCGTTCGGAGTAGCGCTCACCGAAGTGGCGGCGCTCGTAGTCGCGGAGGTAGGACTCGTAGCTCTCGTGGCTCTCGTAATGGCCGCAAGCTCGCGGTCCGGGTGCTCCTGCTGGCATCCTATCCGTTGTCTCCTTTCTCCTTGGAGGCCAGGATGCAAGCTGCAACGCCTAGCACAACGAGGGGCGATACGATGATTGCGAGTGCCATCAGATCGTGGGGCATCGTTACTCCTTACTTCCTGAACGTGACGGTAAGGCACTTGGCCTGCGTCCAGTTCGGACTGTTGTCGAGGTTCGAGTAGAGCACGTCGTCGGCATACGCTGACATCATTGCCAGCAGCGCCGACTTGATCCCGTGGGGACCGTACTCTTCG